AAGATGTCGATGCTTTTTCTCTCGGATGTTTCAATCTCTGCAAGGCCACTTACCACTATGCTAATGTGATCAAGCACAATGTAATCAACCCCAAGTGCCTTGACGAGATAACGCATGTGTGAAAGTAACTGGTCAGTGTTAAGAGAACCCCAGTGGTCATAAAGAAAGAACCTTCCAGAGCCAACAGTTTTCTTAAATGCTTCTCTGTACTTGTCATCAACTACAAAATCCTCGAGGTGCAATAGCTTTCCTAACTCAAGTCCAAGAACACCTTGTGCTGACCTCTCTATGTTTTCTTCAAGAGCTATGTAACCTATCTTTGTTTTCTTTGTTGTAGTTAGTAAATGGTGAGCAATTTGCCTACAAACTTGTGACTTTCCGACACCACTTCCTGCACAGAACAAACTAATCTCTCCTTTGCGTAGTCCTTTTGTTTTTTCATTGAGTCCCTCAAAGGGATACGGAACTGAGTCATTCTTCTTCACTGTGGATATACGTTCAAATAAATCAGCACCATCTATAATGTTTACTGGACTCCACTGCTTGGCATCAAACATAGCCCTAACAACATCTTGTGCTTTGCCTTCCATCAGTAATGCGTTAGGAT